TAAGAAAAGTCATACCTAATGAGGTTTCTAAAGTAGCAACAGTTGCAGCCCCATTTGTTGCACCTTTTAATCCGCAACTTGCAGCAGCTATGGCGGGTATAGGTAGCTTTGATCAAACCGGTAGTATCGGTGATTCTTTAAAAAGAGCGGGTATAACTTATGCAGGTGGACAACTGGCTAGAGCGGCAGGTGGTGCAGGATTTCAAGACCCAAGTATGAGTTTACAAGGCTTTACAAATTTAACTTCACCCACTACTGGGGCAACTATCTTTGGTGGTTTTGGTGGACCAACAGGAAGTCCTGTAAAATCAATTGGAGGTATTGGACCTGAAGGACTTACAGGATCTGAAGTAGGTGGAGAAATAACTTTAGCCGAATCTGCAGGAGGAACAAGCGCATCACCTACAATTTTAGCAGAACAAATGAGTGAGGCATCACTAACTCCAAGAACTATTACCGAAACAGTTACAAAGTCTGCTCCTAAAAGTGTTATTCAAGCAATTAAAAATCAAGATTATTTTGAAGCTGCAAAACTAGCTGCAGAAAAAGGAACAAAGGCTTTATTTACAACTCCTATTACAGACGCACAGGGAAATGTTACAGGATCTAAATTAGATAAAACTATGCTTCTTGCTGCGGGGACTGCAGGTCTTTCATATTTAGATGCTAAAAAATTAGCTGATGAAATAGGAGAAGATATAGGAACTGAAGAAGAGTACGATGAAGCTACAAAAGAAGAGAAAAGAGCAGAGTATGCAGGTTACTTAACTAATTTCTTTGAAGGTAAGAAAGACGGTGGAAGAATAGGTTTTGATAATGGTGGTGATGTTATGACTGATGCAGAAAGAGAACAAAGATTAATTGATCTTGCTGATTATTATATGGAAAGAGGTCTGTCTGAACAGGAAGCTTATGAAGCTGCAGCAAAACAATTATATGCTGATGGTGGTAGGGTAAGTTTTAGATTTGGTGAAAAAGTTGAAGATAAAGAAGGTATTCTATCTATGATGGATAAAGATAAAGAAGATGAAGACATGTTAATGGTTGGAGTAGGTAATGTTATGAAATTATTTACAAATGAAAGAACTGGTTTTGATAGAGCAGGTTTTGAAGATATGTTAATCCAATATTCAGATAGTGGTGCAAAAGCAAAAGGAGTTAAGTTAATGAATTTTGCATTAGACTTTTTAGGGATTAGTGGCATGAAAGATGGTGGAAGAATAGGTTATATGTTCGGTGATAAAGTTGAAGACGAAGAAGGTATCATGTCTATGTCAAAAGATAAAGAAGATGAAAACACAAAGATGGCTTATTTTCCTGGTGATGTTTTTTCAA